AATACTGATCGTGGATATTTGGCATTTTTGCAGAAAGATACCACTCTACGTGCCAAATGGTGTTGATTTCGTCAACCTGTAAATTAAAATTTGGATAGCTTGATTTGTCAGGATTATCACTCATTAGAGTAACAAAACCGCGAGTAACACGATTCTTTACTCTCTTTAAATATGATCTTCCCTCTTTATCGGACACCACATATACATGTTCGTTTCGCATGTGCTCCCATTCATCGGGACTGAGTAAACGAATAACAACAAAGCCGCTATCTTGTAGAGTTGGCGACATGCTTTCTCCTTTAACTCGTACACAAATATGGCGACCTTTACTTAGTAGGTTTTCCGGTAATCGTATGGTGTCCTCTGCTGTAATGTAATCAGGATTATCGTATCCACCGTTACCCGCAGCCACATTGATATCGGTTACGGGAATTGACGATGGGTGCAAATTCATTTCAGGTTCTTCAATCAGCATAATTTCTCCCTCTTGCTGATTATAGCCATTACTAAAAGGCTCACCCTTTCCAGTTATTAGCCAATTCAAATTAAGATTATCGCATTTTGCGAACACTAGATCGTAATTAATGGTGTTTCTAGACCTCCATGATGAGATAGTATTGCGTTTTACGTCGAAAAACTCCGCAAGGGCGCTATCTGTATCTAGCTTATACACAGACTTTAATCTATCAATTATTTCGGATGTCGCAATTTGAGACTCTTTTTCTTGCATGTTCGCAATTTGTGATCTATATTTGTACCATTAACGGTACAAACATACAACAGAAAAATGGAATTAGACGAATTATTAGAAAAAAAACGACGGGGAGATGTCGCGTTAGTAGCTGAAATTATTGGGGAAAGCCTGAATAATACTGGCAAAATTCTTCGCGACGAAAAAAAGAAGAAACACAAAGACGCTGTTGCCGCCCTCGAAAAGATTGTCACAAATCGCGACAACCTTATGAAGGATACCAAAAACTCTGAGGAAGAAAGTACCGAAAAGTAAATTTTAAATATCACAACTCACTCGTGGAATACTATAACAACATACTTTGTATAGAAGGTGGCTGGCTTTACGGCGAGGGTGGCATAATGACGAAAAGTAATTATGACCGCTTAAAGCGTGACGGCTGGGTAAAGGTTGAGCGACGTGCTTGTAAAGGCACACCTGCCCTTATATCCTTCGATAGTATTCCCGAGCGTTTTAAAAAGCAAATAATTGATAAGGTTGGCGATCCTCACAAGACTACCAAGCACACGCAATTTAAGGCATACATTAAGCCGGATGCCGAGGCAATGGAGTTTTACAGCTCGTACCGATTGGAAGATGGTCGCAGCTTACCTGAAAAAGCAATACAAGAGTACTGCACAAATGCAAGTTTATTAAATGCACTGATTAGGTTTGATAGTGATAAAGTAGCTAAGCGCAGAGCGCTAGGTGGAAGTGCAAGGGGTATTTGGGATAAAATGGCGGTAGTGGTTGACCGCCTTAAAGACGAATACCCCCACACTTTACCCGCGAATAGTCGCCGCTTACAAGATCGCTTGAAAAAATATAAAGACGAGGGTTATATGGCACTCGTTCATAAGAATTACTGCAACGATAACAGCCGTAAGGTTTCTGCCGATTTGGAGCGCCTTATCTTATCTCTTTACGTTTTACCAACCAAACCATATTCGAAAAGTGTACACGATATGTACTTGCAATTTTTAGGCGGTGCCATTGATGTTGCCGACGTTGCAAGTGGTGAAATTTTTGATCGTGACTCGTTTGTAGATAAGAATGGTGTGCCTCTTATGGTATCTGATTCAACCATTTGGAATTATATAAGAAACCCGAAAAACCGTGCAATTGTTGACATGGCAAGAAACGATAGCCATTCATATACAAACATGCATCGTCCGCACCATCACCGTAGTGCTCCTGTTTATTCCTTGAGTAAAATATCAATGGATGACCGTGATATACCTCACAAGATGTCGGATGGTAATCGTGTGAAAGCTTACTATGCTTATGATGTTGCCAGTGGTTGTGTAGTTGGTGCAAGTTACAGCAAGCTAAAAGACAAGAGTCTTTTTATTGACTGTATGCGCGACATGTTCCGCAATATTTACCGATGGGGATTTGGTATGCCGATGGAGGTTGAAGTTGAGCACCACTTGGTAAATCAGTATAAGGATGATTTTATGAAAGCCGGAGTATTATTCCCATTTGTTAGATGGTGTAATCCTGGTAACTCTCAAGAAAAAAGAGCGGAGCACTTTAACCGTGCGAAAAAATACGGATACGAAAAGAAATATCAGCCGGGCATTGGTCGCTTTTACGCCAAACTTGAAGCTAACCGACCACCTCAGGAAAAGGTTTTTGATGAGCACAATAACAACTACAAGACAAAGTATAAATCGTTCGACGAGATTGTGGCGGATGACCTATTTACAATAGAAAAGTACAACAACGATTTACACCCAAAACAAAAGCTTTATCCTGGTAAAACACGCATGGATGTAATGCGCGAAACCTTGAATCCTGATTTAGCCAATATCGACAAGCCAGTATTAGCGAAAGCAATTGGCGAAAAGGTTAAGACAAGCATTCGTCGCAACCAATATGTACAGGTGCAATATGAGTTTTATCAATTACCATCTATCCAAACGCTTGAGTTGCTTGAGCCAAACAATTACAATGTAGTAGCCTACTATATCCCTGAAAAGGATCAGACCATTGGCGATGTGTACATCTACCAAGATGGTGAATTTATTGCTCAGTGCGAGAAAATTAAGCGATACAACGAAGCAACAGCCGAGCAAACCGATAAAGACATTGACGCTTACAACGAGCAAACAAAATATGTATCAGAATTTAACAAGGTGGTTAAAGCTGGTAAAAAATCACTTGCAAAAGTTGAGATAATTGAAAACGATGAGCAGCACATTGACGAGGTTGAAACGGTTGTCATTACTCCTGAGCTTGACAATTCGGATGATTTTGAAAGTGGTTTTGAGAATGATTTTTATACACGAGACGCCATTGGCGATTTATAACCAATAATACCTATATATCATGATTACTACAGAAGTAAAAAACAGAATTATTGAGGCGATGCACGCCTCCCGTAAGAATTACTCATCTAATGCGAAGTTCGCCACTTCAATAGGCATTAACGCTGCTCAGCTTACAAGAGTGTTTAAAGGCGAATTAAATGGTGTTTTATCCGATCCTAAGTGGTTAACCATTGCCCGCCGTTTAGATGTACACATTGGCAATACTGCCGAAATGGTAACCGCTGCCACTCCTGTATATAAATACATTAACGGACAGTTGGCAACATGCCAGCAATTTTCGTTAAGTGGAATGCTTTGCGACGATGCCGACATAGGAAAAACATACGCAGCCAAGTGTTTTGTTAAGACTGCAAAAAATGCCGTGTATGTTGATTGCTCTCAGGTAAAAACCAAACAAAAGTTAGTTCGACACATTGCCAAGGAATTGGGTTTAACTCATTCGGGCAGATACCAGGACATATACGAAGATGTTGTTTACTATCTGTGCTCAATTTCTTACCCGCTTATTATTTTGGACGAGGCTGGCGATTTAGATTATGGTGCATGGTTGGAGCTTAAAGCACTTTGGAATGCTACGGAACGCCTTTGCGGATGGTACATGATGGGAGCCGACGGTTTAAAGGACAAAATTGAGCGCAACATGGGTCGCAAAAAGGTGGGTTATGTAGAGATTTTTAGCCGCTACGGTGGAAAGTACGAAAAAGACGGTCGAATTAAATTGCAAAAGGTGACTCCCGACGGTGGCGAGGAAAAGAAAAAATTCATTCGCCAGCAAGTATCGATGATTGCCAAAGCTAACGGACTTGATAATGTACAGCAAATTTACGCTCAAACAGGCGGTTCTCTTCGCCGAATTTACACCGAAATACAGAAACGTAAAGCACAGGAGGCAAAGGCATGATACTACCATTTATGACAAAGTTTCCGTGTGGAACAAAAACCTATTTTATTGAGAAAATTCTAGCCTCTACTGGTTGCGAGAATTTACCTGATTCAACTTTAGAAAAGTTGGCACAAACAATTGCTCCCAATGTTGAAAACGGCGATTGGATGATACCCGAAATGGTTGATCATTTCACTCCAAAAAAACACACCATTCGTGAGGATGCAAAGAACCGTTGGAAGCCTGGCAATAAAATCCATTTTGCAATCAACAACAGGTCTAAGAATTACCTACAGTTTGCCCCGGTAAAGACTTGTGTATCGATTCAGGAAATTGAGATTATACATCCAACAGAGTATCTGAATGATACTGTAATGAAGATTGACGGTAAAAGTTTGAGCATAGACGAAATGCAGCAACTAGCTTGGAACGACGGATTTGATTGTTTAGCCTCATTTCAATTGTATTTCAACACTGATTTCAAAGGCAAAATTATTCACTGGACTGATTTAAAATACTAAATGACTACTACAACCCTAAAAAGAAACAGAGCGGTATCGGTTACCGAGATATACGGCAAAAAATTCAATGTTTTGCCTTTCGAAGATGAGTGGTTACGCTCATTTGGCAAGCCCGAGTTAACCGGAACGTGGATTATTTGGGGACCATCGGGCAATGGTAAAACCCGCTTCGCCTTAAAGTTGTGCAAATACTTTGCAACTCTTGGCAAAAAAGTGGCTTACGATTCGCTTGAAGAAGGTGCCTCGCTAAGTATGCGAAACGCGTTTATGGATGTTGGAATGGAGGAAGTAAAGCGCCGCGTTTGGTTACTCGATGCCGAGCCAATTGATCAACTTATTGAGCGTTTGAAGAAACGTAAAAGCCCCGATGTTGTTGCAATTGACTCTATACAATACACAGGAATGAATTACAAGGATTACAAAGCCTTAAGGGATATGTTCCCCAAAAAGATATTCATTCTAATCTCTCATGCCGACGGCAAGAACCCAGCTGGAAGAGTTGCCGGATCGATAAAGTTTGATGCCTTCGTGAAAATACGAGTTGAAGGTTATAAGGCATACCCTGTTAGCCGTTACGGCGGTGGCGAGCCTTACACCATTTGGGCAGAAGGTGCAGAAAGTTATTACATGCAATAATACTGAGCCATGATAGAACAAAAGAAACTATTAAAAAGATTTCATGCCACATGCGCAAAAGCAGGCATGACAACCGATGAAAAAAAAGAACTGATACTAAGCTTTGATGTTGAAAGCTCAGCCGATTTAAGCGAAGGACAATTAAAGTACATCCTTCGAATACTCCAAAAGCAAGCGAACCCTGCGGGCGATAAGGAACGAAAGCGAGTAATTGCATCAATAGGTGGTTGGTTAAGAAAATGCTCAGTTGAGCACGATATCAACACCATTAAAGCAATTGCCTGCCGAGCTGGTGGAAATGAAAATTTCAACAAAATACCGCTATCAAAATTGCGAGCTATTTACTACGAATTCCGCAGCAAGCAAAAAGTTTCTCTAAAGGCAAAAGCCACTAAGGATGATATTTTAAGCACTCTAACACTCTGTAACTAATGGAAGCAACCGAACACAAAATACGCAAGGCACTTGGTATCAGTTCAGATACTTATAGCGAAATGATGTACGAGTATGGCTGTGCCTATTTAGCCGACCGAAAACGCAACTTAATTAAGGATAGCGGATGCAAGGAAGATCAGGCAGAAAAGCACATGAATATCTTTTTGTACAGCCGTATTTGGTGGAACTGGTGGCACCGAGAGTGGCGAGTTGTAGACCGCCTGTTTCTTCGTTTGCAAAATCACACTCTAAAAGATTACAAAACAATGCAGTCGGAAAGGTTTAAGGCTCCAAGCGAAAAGGAAATGAACCTAATGCTCGACAATTATTTTATAACAAAAGATTTGAGCAAAGTAGCTCTAGTACTAACCGATAAACAAATGCCCTATAATGATGATACTAAAAATATTCTTCACACCGGACGAAATAAAAAAATTCTTCCTATCCAATGGCTTTAAAGTGGTTACCCGCCCATTCGGAAAGTTTGAAAATCGATATCACAACCGCGAAGAATGGGTACAAACCGACGAGGATGCGGTTGAAATTGACGGCAAATATGTAAAAGCTGCCGATTTGTTTGAAAAAGTAGCCGAGGGAAAAATTAAGAAAATGATTGCTCCCGAAAGTCTCGAAACAAAACGAATTATTGAGAGAACATTTAAACACATTAAAAACAAACACCTATGCAACTAACTATTAGTAAAACAACCGCCAAAGCAGTACGGAATGTTATTGGAATAATTGGAGGTGTTGCCACCACAACTAAGAATAAAGATGGCACTGTAAACATGGAGCAATGCAAAGCAGATTTAAAGAAAATGGGCATTACTCCAAAACAGTTCCATGGGCTTGCAAAGTTAGCCGATCAAATAGAAACTAAAATGAATACCAAATCAAATAAAAAAAAGTAAAAAATGGATGTATCAAATTTAACAGAGGAACAATTGGTTGAAGCTCTTGAGAAGAAAAAAGAAGAGAAAAGAAAGCAAGCTCAAAAGGAGCAAAAAAACTATGAAAAAACTCGCGACGAGTTGGTGAAAAAGATGTGCTGTAGCGCCTTGTATCTTCATCAAATGATGCGAGAGTTTAAAACTGAGAGCATTCATAAGCTCGATGAGTTTTACGAGCAGGCAAAAGCTTATGGCGATGTTCGTTCGAGTAGCAAAGGCGGTTTCTCCTTACGCAGTAGCGATGGCGAATACAAAGTAAGCTACGACCGCAACACCATGGTTGAGTACGATGAGCGTGCCGATCTTGCCGAGGAGCAATTGCGCGATTTTCTTAAGCACATGGTAAAGAAAAAGGACTCTAAGGCTTACGAAATTATTACCGCACTTTTAGAGCGTGGAAAATCGGGGCAATTCAATCCTATTGCCATTAACTCACTATTGAAAATGGAAGATCGCTTTAACGATCCTCGCTGGGTAAAGGCAATGCAATTGTTCAAAGAGTCGCACGAAGTTCGCCTGATTTCTTACAGTGTGAGCCTTTACACAAAAGATTCTGAAACAGGCAAAGACGAGATTATCCGCCTGAGCCTTCCAAGTATTCCAATAATAAGCGAAAACGACGATGGAAAAAGCGACACAGACACAAAAGATTAAGCAGCATTTGGAGAGTGGCGGCACAATTACCGCCCTCTCAGCTTTAGAAAAATTCGGGTGTATGCGATTAGCCGCCCGAATTTCGGAACTCCGAAAGGATAAACTACCCATTGCCTCTCGCACCATTACAAAAGGTGAAAAACGATTTTCAGAATACTACTTAAACAAGAATTTAAACAGCAATTAAATGAAAGCAAAATGTTATTTAAGCGGTCCTGTAAGCAACCTACCTGCCGATAAGGTAACCGCACAGTTTCAAGCCGCCGAAATTATGGCACAAGATGCATTTGAGGTTGTAAACCCAACTGCAAACATATCGCCCGACGAGGATTGGGCAACCGCAATGATTAAATGTTTGCAAGATCTTATCGGATGCCAGGCCATTCTTTTATTGCCTGGTTGGATAGATAGCCCAGGAGCAAGAATTGAGCGCGATTTTGCTGAACGTACTGGCATGCGAATTCTTAAGTACGAAGATTTAAATCCTTATTTAAACGATTGCGAATGCGACGAGGCACTTGCATACGCTGGAAAATATGTAGGCTGTGCCATGTGTGGTAAAGTTCGAGAGGCAAGCGTTGAGGAAAGGAAGGTGATAGCATGAGACGAAAGTTTCCAACAAAAATAGAAGTGCCAACAAATGTACCTGTAATGGCAATTATTCGCGCGGTTACCAAGGTATACGAAATCCCTTTAGCAGCGATTTACAAAAGACGAATAAGAATGTGTGTTGATGCTCGCCACACCGCTATAGTCATTCTTCGCAATTCTGAAAAATCTACAGAAGAGGTTGCTGAGTTATTTGACATTTTACGCTCTTCTGTCGTGCATGCTCAATCTGTTGTTCCTAACAAATACGAATCGGATAAATTTTTTGCTGCCAAATTCGATAAGGTAATGGCTCACATCACGGCTAAATATGGAAAAAAAGAATTGACTCTTAGTGATGCTAAAAAACTTGCACTCGAGACCGATTACGCAAAAGAAATGAGCAAACATTCTTATGTTGATTGTTGCAGAATTGGCGACGCTGGCAATTTTTTCCTTGAAGGATATAAACATGCACTTAATGAATTTAAATCTATTTAAATGGAAAAATTTACAGAACCAATGCTTTTAAAAGCCGGAGATAGCAGACTGTTATTGGGGCACGGATTAAAACCTCCTAAGGTTGATTGTAGGGTGATAGAAGAATCCAATTATCAGTTGTTGAAATCAGCATACAATAGGGAGCAGTTGTTAAAACCAAGCGAAAAGCCTTATGATATAATGGATAAGCTTGAAGATTTACAAGACGAATGTTATAAACGTAACAAAGGCAGTAATGAGGCTGAGCTTGAATTTAGAGAGGAAGTTGCCAACTGGATTCAAAGGCTTGAACAAGGCAAAGAAAATTGCCCAAAATGTGGCAAGCTTATGACAAAACTAATTCCTCACCCTTATTGTTGCCCTGATATTAATTGCGGAACTAGAAAATAATTTACTCACAACTCTAAAAGGAAAACAATGGCTAAAAAGAAACAAACCTGCAAGAGCTGTAAGTTTTGGGTTACCGAGGCAGATTATCCACTGCTGCAGCATGTAATTGGAGACGGTTCTCATAAACGGCATTGTGCAAAAAAGCGATTGGTTAAGTGTTCAGGTGGGATGGTAGAAATATGGTATACCACACACTTTCATGAGGCTTGCGAGTTATGGGAAGAAAAATTACAATTGACAATGTTTTAAACTAACAACAAATGTTCAAAGGAAAAGCAATATATAACCCGAGTGGTAAAGCTGGCGAGTACAGCTATTGGGCATGTAACTTTTACACAGGTTGCTCCAATGGTTGTACTTACTGTTACCTTAAAAAAGGTCGTGGGGCTAAAGTGCTGGGTGGCGATACTCCACAACTAAAAAAATGCTTTAAAAACGAGGCACATGCCATAAAAGTTTTTGAAAAAGAGCTTTTAAGAAATCTTGATGATATAAGAGAACACGGCTTGTTTTTCAGTTTTACTACTGACCCAATGTTATCGGAAACTGTTGACTTAACGCTTAACGCTGTTGATTTGTGCCAGGATCACACAGTACCTGTTAAAATCCTCACTAAAAAAGTTGATTATCTGTATAATTTATTGAAGTATTATCAGGAAGGATGTAGTTGGACTCCTGGTTTAATCGCAATAGGATTTACATTAACAGGACGCGATAAACTTGAGCCTAATGCCAGTACCAACAATGAGCGTATTTCCGCAATGCAGAAATTGAAAAAAGATGGTTATAAAACCTTTGCCTCCATCGAGCCAATTATTGATTTCAGAAGCTCTAAAAAAATGATTGAACAGTGCATGGACTTTTGTGATCTCTTTAAAATTGGTTTGCAAAGTGGAAAAAAGTATAACATTCTCGATGCTCAAAATTTTGTTGAATGGCTGGATGAATTACAAGGCCCTAAAATCTACCTTAAGGATAGCTTGCAAAAGCTGAGTAACTACACTAATAATGAACTTGACGAGTATTTTGTTGAGCGAGATTATAACCTTTTTAAAGATTTGGCATGAAAAAGAAAAGTAAGCCGAGCACATGGCACATTATCAGGTTTATAATTGTTACGGCTACAATAACAGCCATTGTATGCAAACTAATGCCTGAACAGCTTAAAATAAGCGCAGCTTATTGCCTCGGCAGCTTTCAAATGATAATCTATTTTGAACGATTTATAATTAAGAAATGAAAAAAGCGAAAAAGTTAATTAAGGTATGCAAGTCTAAAAACTTGAATTGTTCAATTACATACCAAAGAATTAATGATTGTTCTGTTGAAATTTACACTGGCTATGGTGAAAATTACAAAGGATTGTTTTACACCGATGGGCACAGTAAGCCGAAAGAAGCAATTAAGGAAGCATTATTATTTCTCACAAACGACCAATAAAACTACTGTTATGGCAACAAAAGGAAAAATTGAAGTTTACAAGCTATCCAATAAAGACGATGCGTTTATTTCACACGATTTGGATGGCATAGTACATGAATTAGAGAATATGTCGGCAGGCGAAAAGTTCACAATTTCGTTCGAAGAAATGGACGAAAAAGAGTATGTCGAGCTTCCCGAATTTGAAGGATTTTAATAAAAACTTGAGGGGAAGGCGAAAACCTATAAAAGAGTAGCCGATATACATAAATTTATACATACATGTTTGTTTTAAGAAGAATTACCCCAGAATCGTTGGAAATAAACACATGCTTAGATATTGAGTATGTGCTTGTTTTAAAAGAAAGAAACAAAGAGGAATTTGATAAAATCTCTAAGTTAATGGAGTGGCACACCGAAGAGGCGACAAAAGATGTTTACGGCTATGTTACATTTAATGATGGTGCTGATATTATGCCTCTTTATGAAAACTCACATTATTTTGTAATGGGTAGCGATGGTAAAACTTTTTCGAATATCTCTCATGAAAAAATGCGAAGATACGAGGAGGTAAACCCAACTGTTTAAATGGGATTGTTTAGCAATAGAGACGCATAACAATGCGTCTCTACAAAAATTGAATTTTAGATATGAAAACATTTTTACTATCGATAATAGTCGTAATTGTGGGAATAGTGGTAATTGCAGGAATAGTCAGTTTGTTTATTCGCTCGAATCCCTACACAAACGAAGAATGGGAGGAACAAATGGCAAAGGATTTTGAAAAATACGGACCGCTCCCGGATGATATCGATTCGGATATCGAAAACAACTCTTAAATAACAATAAATTATTACTTTTACAAAAAGGGCACAGTATGGCGTACAACAGAAGAAATTTTTTAATGACTGTTTTGGAAGTTCAAAAGGTAGTTTTGGAAGCTCAAAAAACCGGAGCAACCCAAAAATGGATTTACGAAAATCTCATTTATCCAAACTGGCGTATTTCCAAGCGTACCCTTACTAATTATTTGGGAACAAATGCCCGCAAAGAACTTAAGGAACTCGATGCGCAATTAGTAGAGAAAGTTTAAAACATTTAATATCACAACTCATGAAACGACTTTTACTTATTACATTGTTTGTTGGCTTACTATGTAGCGCCAACGCCCAACAAAAGGCTTTTGGCGACCTTTGCTTTGGAATGACAAAAAAAGAGGCTAAAACAGCCTATAAAGCCAATAAGGAAAATCATAAAATTGAAATTGGCGGTTTTTATTTTCATGCTAGTCCGCATAATTGCAAATATGATGAGAATGGCTTATTTCGAGTATCATTATATGCTTTATGTGTACCTTTTAAAAAGTATCTGGATGAAAATAATACGGAAAATTTAATGAAAGCTATTAAAAAAGTTTTCACCGAAGCTGGTTATGATGTAATTGATCAACATGTATTCTGGCCAAAACCAATACTTATGGTCCGTGAGGATTATTGCTTAGCTATGAATAATAAGGAAACTCAAAAAATAATGATAATCCGTATTCCTAGTAGAGGAGCAACTAAAGACTCCTATAGTGTTTTTATCGATCTTTTCCCTCAAAGCTATGCAGATGATTTGGTAAAGATGGAGAATCAAAATATCAAAAATAAGGCGGCAGAATTAAACAGTAAACTTTAGATTTTGCCAAATTAAATTAATTCCCTTATATTTGTCCTGACTTGTAATTCTAACAGTCTGGGGCAATCCACAGACAAATATTTTTTTAAGATACGAAGAGGTATCTATGGTGGTACGAGAGGAAACGACCGTACTGATTCTGCGCCCCGCGTTTGAATTGCAAGTCACACCTAAGGATGCCTCTTCCTTTGTATAATTAAAATTCTTTTTATATGACTTGCAAAAAGAATGAAAAGCAAACTATGAGTTTGCAGGTTACGGAAGGTTTGACTGTAACAATTCTGCCTAGTTCAGATCATGAGTTTTTAATGCCAACCAAACAGGTAGCCATAGGTTATGGTGTAAGCCATAGCACTGTAAATCGGCACAGACTTGACCACAAAGACGAACTTATTGAAGGAAAGCATTTTTTGAGCGCTGTGAGTATTCCTCATAGTGCTGGTAAAGGATCTACCCGAAATACAGTTTGGACAAAACGGGGTATTGTTAGACTTGGTTTCTTCATTAAAAGCGAAAATGCAAAACTATTTCGTGATTGGGCAGAGGATCTTGTGATTAATCAAGGTGAAAAAAAGCTCATTCCTAAAAAGAACTACCTAGCCATTGCGGAAAATGCAGACACTGAGCTTAGCGATTTAATTGAAAGTGCAGCAATTGCTTGCGGAAGTGCTACTAAGCTAGGCAAGCGCCTTGGTATTTCACCCTCTATTTTTAGCCATTTAGCTCGCCGCCCATGGCTGGTAAGCGATGAGCGAATTAAAGCCATTAAAATTGGCTGTAAAAACATTATATCTCGCGGCAGCGGTATTGATACTGCCACACTCGACGCACTAATGAAAGTTGAGGATAACGAAGCCCGTGTTTATTTGTACACTCAATTAAAGAAAGGAGGTTTGTTATGATTTCTGAAAAATTGTTTTTTGCTAAGAAAAGCGAAATGACTGAGTTTGCTGTAAACAGTGGTTTGGAAATGATACGCTGCAAACAGCCTTGCGAACATGTTCCTGTTGGACGACCTGCAATATTGCTGGTTAATGGAGCTAATGTAATCGAAAAAAGATTGATTCGTTGTAAAGTGTGTAACAATAAACAAGGAGGTGCGTTATGATTGGGTGTAAAGAAGAAGTAGCTGTAAAGGAATTATTAAAATTTGATTCTGTAGAAAACTATAATGAAACCTTAGACCAATTTTTCGAAGGTTGGTTAACCAATGACAATACCGATTCGGCAAAAGCAAATGAACGTGCCACACGCTTGGAGCATCTAAAAGTATTTAAAAGATTTCTCAAGCTTATTGGAGAGGAGTAAACTTCTCATACTTACAACCAAATTAAAAGGCTACCAAAACGGTAGCCTTTTTTTATGCAGTCACGCCATGGCATGTGCCTACAACATCTTTTTACAATCAAACTCAAGCATTGTAATCATCCAGCCCTGGTAACGGTGCCAATGTTGCCAACCTCTAAAAATGAGTTTCGTGGTTAAATTTTCATCGTTGCTTTTCGGAATGTGCTGATCTAAAATATCAAGAGCTTGCAGTGCAAATGCTTCGTGTTCCTCGACCTCGGCATCGGTTATGCCTTCGCCTGTTGTTACAATGTTTTGGGTGTAGGCATGCACACGAATTTTAAGATTACTCCGACGCTTCATTTTACTAATATCGTCGAATTGTAAAGGCTCGGGAAATTCTACGAAAAAACCCATTCGAAATGCCCAACCCGTTTGTTCGTATTGTACGTTGTACCATTGGCAATCTTCACTTGCTGAAATGACATTTAATTGCCCTTTAATGTCCTTATAAATTTCGTTTAACATGATAATGCAAATTATTGTAAGGACATGCCATGGCATGTCCCTACGGGTTATTTAAAAATGTCGTCAGCTAGTTTGTCTAGCTTGTTTTCTATTCGTTGGTCGAGAGCCTTGCTGGGTCCTATCATTTGGCGTTGTGGCATTTTAAAGCCCGGAGGTCGCCCGGCTTTTAATCCCTCGTTATGAACAGCCGCATAAGGCAATGAACTTGTAAACGCTACCTGAGTGTTTGAGCTTGTGGTTTCGTTATCCCACGAGCGGCGAAGTTTACCCGACTTTATCAGCAGCGCGTTTTGTTTGCCCCTGTTTTTGCCTTTGGTGTATTTACCCAGTGTGGATCTCTTTCGGCTTTTCCATTTTTTGCGCCTCCCTGGTGCCGACTCAAAACCTTTGTTTTTAAAATTATCATGAATAAAATCAAGTCCCTCAACTTTGGCAATGCCGGGAAGTCTGCGCACCATTTGCGGCAGTCGGCTTTGTATTTGTCTTAGTTTTCGTTGGAAAGCATTATTCATGATTAATTGGTTTTGATAAAGTCACACCATGGCGTGACCCTACTATTTTAAATATTTATCCAAATACTCGTTAGCTTGCTTCTCAATTTTTTTCGACTCTTTTTTATTCACTTTATCCTGGTAGCCATTGTCGTCGGCGAAGAGCTTTTTGTCTTTACCAGGATTAAAGTCGAAACCTTTGTCGGGTTTATCTGCCTCTGGTTCCTTGGTTGGTTCCTTATCGGTTTGCGTAACTGAGCAACGGCAGCCCCAACCGTTTGGTGGGTAATACTTGTTCCAAAACTTGTCGCTAATTGGCAGAATTGTGCCGTCTAGTTTTGCATGCTCCGGGCGTGTTTTGCTATCGCCAACCGCTCGGTATTCCAAGTTTGGATAAATGTCGGCATTTGCGGCAAAGCCTTCCCATTTTACAGCCATTTGCGAACTAGCCACCGCCTGATCGTATTCGGTTTTTAACCAAGTCTTGTTATACTTTTCGGTAATTGGTTGTGCTGCCTTTTTAAACTCGTTCCAACTTCGAGGCTTTCCATCGTCATCTGTTAATAAATTGCGTAAAGCTTCCTGTTCATCGTGGTTTTTAAAGGCTGCAAAACTCGCTGCATTTGCTCTTAATTCGTCGGCAAGGGCTGCGTATTGGTAATCGGTTGTAAACTCAAGCCCTGCCTCTTCAATCGATTTTACCAAGCTTTCGAAATTTAGCAACCACATGTCGTAGTCTACGGTCACAAGATCTTGTGACCCAACAAAGAATCTTTTTAACCAAGCTTCTAGCAAATTACTTTCTGCTTTTATCCTTGCCAGGGAAACCGACTCACCGAGTTTTTTTTTTTACCATCCTCGTCCGGATCATCAACAACAGCATCCTCTTTTTCCTTTGCTGTTTTTGGGTCAAGTTCCGGGAATCGGAATTTTGCATTATCAGGAATTTGATAACCGTGATAACGTAGGAATGGAAACAATCTAAAATTGATAATGTTACAAATACGACGCAATCTGCTAGCATGGAAATCATCCAGTATGTTCTCGTGAACCTCGGCAGATCCTACATAGGCTTTTTCGTCGGCAGTACCTGTTTGCCCGTTAATCAACTTAGATATTTCCTTATTGCACAGTTCAACATTATCCTTGTAAATAAGGTGCCCACTGCCTGCGCTTGAATCTTCCAAGGTGTCAACTTCGTCATCCTTATCAACAATCATGTAACCATTTCGTGCAAAATTAGCTGCTGCCTTTTCTTTTTTATCCAATTCGATATCATCGTCAGAATCGGTTTTGCAAATCACTCGTGGCATTCCCCATTTTTCAGAATGTTCAGCCCAATCGCCACGCGCAAAGGCTTTAAAAATGACTTCACGACTAATTGACTCCAACAAGCCCAAATCATCGGTTTCACCTATTTCAAAAAGGAAAAGAGCGGCAGGATTATCACCAATTGGAATACCTGAGGTGTCGGTACTTTCAACAATAATATTGCGATTGAACGGGTAAATATTGGTGCGTGGAAATACTTTGCAGCTAAGAAAATCGCCATGCTCATCTTGTTGCCCAAATTCAACAACGGTATACCCCCACATATCGGCATCAAAACAAATTTTAATCCACTCGGCAAACCATGGCTTCAAAAATAGGTTGGTAAGATCCTCGTTTTCCTTTTTGTCTACTTCAACAACAAAAGGCGCAGCCTGTAATTTATTAACTGCAGTTTGCGATTGTGCAATCACCTGGGAATCGGTAACCGAATTCTTGTATATTAAATACAATTTTTCCCACGATGGATTACTGGTATCCTCAGCCTCGTCTAAAGCTTCGCGAAGCGTTCCCATTTGCATAATAACACGATCGGGTTGCGGCTTGTTTACATCCGCACTCATTCGTTTGCTTTTTTTTGCAGGCTTATCTGCCGACTTGTTTAATAATCTATTTAATAATCCCATGCTTAACCAATTTTAAAATATCTTATTATCGCGTGGAGCATCGCCACCCCATCTGAATTTACTTTTACTCGCACCATCACTTCCGGTTAAAAGCGTAAGTGTTGAGAACGTTTTACCTGCAGCTATGCTGCGAATGTCTTTTATCTCTTTTTTATAATTGGAATCGACACGCTCTGGTATTTCATCGTCGATAACCGTATTGTACAGGTAATAAATGGTGATTGAAACCATCATACGAACCATTTCTGTGCTGCGCTGAGTTCCGACTTTCTTCAACTCACCATCGATATCAAAACGACCTCGCAAACTGGCAAGCTCACTAATAGCTAATTGTTCCGATTCATTTAAATTTTCGTCATCAACGCCTCGCAATTTGGCAAGTACTGCGTTTGCTATTCCACCTTTAAAATCTGTATCTGTTAAAAAAATCATACTATTGAATTATGAGTTTGTATAAATTACCATGCTGATCGGGAGGCATTCCTAACGGCTTTACCCGTTCGGGTTGTTTTTCCGCTACTCTTGCCTTTGCCCTTAAACCTGTCCATCTTAAAAATGCCACCTTCAACACTATCGGGACCATCGTCGTGTTCAGCATCGGGAAATCCTAAAAATTGATTTCTCAATTCTTGCATATCAATGCTTTGCTTCAAAGCCTGATTAAATCTAATGTAACCCTGTTCGGTTAAGGCTGTAAGGTCTTCGATTCGTGCCGTTTTTTCGGGCTTTTTTCGCCTGTCCGGTCTAATCCTTAAAGTAATGCCTCGTTCCTCGCCCAATCGCCAGTACTCTTCCAGCATTAGGTCTTGAATAAAATTGGCTTCCATATAGTGGCGACATACACGATTGGCGGGAATTTTATCACCAATATTGTAATGACCTCTTGCCATTTCGGGCGTTGAACATTGGCGGCAAAACACATCAATAATATCGTAGTATCGACCAATTTTACCGAGCAACACAATGCTCTTAAAATCGGATTTTTTAGAGCCTTTGTAAGATGGATCGTTATAAGTAACCAACTTTTCGTAAGCTGAAATTGGTTGAACTTTAACCCATGGCAAATGCTCCTCGCGAAAGATTTTACCAACCACAATGTGCTCATGAAAGAATTCACGCAATCCAATTCGGTAACCCTGGCGATTCATCTTTTTAATAATCTGCTCACGGCTGTATCTTTCCTTCCAAGCTGGCACACCCTTTTCAGATAAATCCTTTTTGCGTGTTTTTGGGTTTTCGAGCGCAAATACTTTAGAATGATACAAGTCTTTTCGCTTAGGATCGTCGGGCTCGATATCGCCTACCACTTTAGCCACCACACTCTTTTTATTGATACGGTTACCCAAACCAATTAATCGGGAGCCTGTATTTGGCATGGCTCCATAAAAGTCACCTAAAATCCAATCGAGAGTTTCGTCAACACGCACCTCGTTTTTAACCAAGCCAGCATCGTCGATATCATCGAATACTCCATAGTTAGGTCGCTTTTCTGCATTCCTGGTACCACGTGGCGATTGACCGCGACCAAATGCCCAAAAACCAACTCCATCGGCAGTAATGAAATAACCATCTTGCCAATTTCCAAGGGAGAACTGCTCGCCAAAATCGTTAATGTATCGTTTGTTGTACACCAATTCGGCTTGAACATCTCCCAATAAGATTTTTGCTTTCTTTTCGTTAGCACTGGCAAGCATCATTCCCAATAGCTCACCATTTGCCTTTAAAAACAATGGTAAAATAACGTCATAAATTACCGACTTTGCGTGTTCACGCGGATACTCCAACATTGCAAAAATGTCGGGATTATCGATAATTTTTTTGGTGTCACGTTTGTGGAAATAAGCAAAATCGGAGTCGATAAAATGACCAAAATAGTATTGAGCAAATTTCACAAAGTTGCTTTGTAATTTTGCAACACGCTTTTTCTTTTGGCTCTCAGTTTCCTTATCTAAAGGAGTGGCACGCTGAATGCTTTCTTTCTCCCTCTGCCATGCCTCAAATTCTTTGCGGGCTTTCACGTTCCAGTCTGCTGCCATAGTTAAAGAGATTTGCGTTTTTCATTCAAATACTTATCGATAGGTTCAATAATATTTTGAGCCAACACAAGGTTCTCCTCTTTCAACCATACCGAAAACTCACGAAGAATTCGAACAATTGCCGACCAATCGAGCTCCTTTCCTTTTACAGTTGTAAATAGTTTTTGAACGGCGTCGATTTCGCCTTTTGGAATCAATAGCTTTCCAAGCTCCTCGGTGCTTAATTCAGGGCTTAGTTGTTCGGTAAGTTTTTCCGATATCATTCGGATAACAGTAGTTTGGTGAGCCAATGCTGAGAGTGCATTTTCTTCGGAAGTTTGGCGTTTTATAGAATGATCTAAGCGTTTTTTACGCAGACCGCCTTGAGTAACATATTTAGAAATTGTCGCCTCGCTAAGCTTTAAAATCTTTGCTATATCCTTTTGCTCATATCCCTCCTTAAATAAGAGTTCAGCAGCTGCCTTTTTGTTTAGTTCCATTCTCTTTTTGCCTTAAAATTCGCATTCTGCGATCTTATTTGCTAAAATCTTGGAAACCCTTTCTGCAATTGGCGCAAGGCATGCGCAATTAATTGAAAAAGCCAGTAAAACTAATGAATTTTAGAGTCTCAAAGCAGTACGCAATTTGCGACAAGAACAAAATTTAAACACATGTAATGGAGCTGAAATTTTCGAAAATAGTAAACAAAGAACAGAAACGAGCTGAGATTTTACTTTCAGGAATCCTGGGCGATGGTGAAAAGCAAACCAATGGTCATTGGTGGGCTCAGGAATTTCGTTGGCTCGACAAGAACTACGACGAGATTGATGTATTAATTAATTCCGATGGTGGTAGTATTGTGCATGGTTTAAGCGTTGTTTCTGCTATTCTGGGTGCAACAGCAAAAGTCACTACTCGCACGGTAGGTATTGCCGCAAGTATGGCTGCGGTTGTAGCAATTCAGGGCGATAGGGTTGAAATTAATGACTATGCAAAGTTGATGTTTCACTCTCCATATTACGAAGATGAAAATGGCGATAAGGTTAAGCAATTATCGGCGAAAGCTAAAAAAGGTCTTCAAATGCTTAAAGATACCCTTACCAAATTGTTGATGAAACGCGGAAAATCGGAGGAAGATATCAACAAAATTCTACGATCTGATACATGGTATACTGCTGAGGAAGCAAAAGCCGACGACTTTGTTGATGAAGTTATCCAAACAGGAAGAAAAGAGTTAGCAGCATTGGAGCCAATGGCACTAGTGGCAAAACTCAACGATGAATATAAACCAAAAAAAGCACGCAAAATGAAATTAGTTATTGCAGCGTTGGGCTTGCCGGAAGAAAGCGAAGAGCAAGTCGTACTTGAGGCGGTTAACAAGTTGAAAAATGATGGTGGTCAAGCTCCTGATTTGAGTAAGGTTGTTGATCGTGTAATTGTTGTGGCAAAAGCTCACGGCAAAGTGACGGACAAAAACGAGAAGATCGTGAGAGAATTGGCTAAGAACAATTTCTCTTTATTTATGGACTTCTTGAACCTTGAAGAAAACACTGGCGCGCCAGCTGGTGGCGACACTACTCGTATTTCGGAAGTAATTGCCGAATTGAACAAAGGCAAAGGTGGCGGTGGAAAAGGTGAGGAAAAGACTTTCGCCTGGTACGAAAAAAACGATCCTGATGCTTTGGCAACAATGGAGGTTAGCGATCCTGAAAAGTTTAAAAAGCTTGAGGATGCAGATAACGCTCTGTATAAGTAATCCCTATTCTGTTAATTCTTAAAAAATCCCATAGTAATGGAAGAACAAATTGTAAGATATCCGTTTGGCGATGCATCGCAGCTTAGCCTAACAGCATCCGGCTCGCAAGAGTTGGAGATTGTTAACTCGGTTACTGTTGTTGACGGTGCATCAGTAGAAGCAAGCGCAAGCCGTACCATCAATTTAGCCATTGATGAGAGTGTGAAACTTGGTGATCGAATTCTCTTTAAGTTGAAAACTGCAGGAACTCAGGAAACTGATTTCGGGACAGGTATTCAGGCTGCAAGCATTGTAGGTGTTGCAGGTAAAACCAAAACTATCGAGTTCGTTTTTGACGGCAACGTGTTTGTTCCAACAGGCGCTCCTGCTCAGATTGACTAACCCTAACCCTTTAAAATTTGTAGAAAATGCCACAAATAAATCCTATTAAGTACTCGAAAGAGTTACAAAAAGTAATTTTCCCTGATAATTCTTTTTACAAGAGATCGATCGCGGAAACAGGTGTAGCAGATAATGTTACATCGGTAGAGAGACCTATTCAAGGCTCTATTGGAAAAGCAAAGAAAGGCGCTCCAAAAACGCTGCCTTTGCCAGTTAAAACCGCATTGGATAGCTCCGATAGCTATGCTGTTGATTTGGTTTATGCTGACCCATTGGTGATTAACAATCCAACTGATTTTGCATTGAATTACAACAAGCGAGCTACCAAGCAAGCACAGCAAGCTTCGGTTATTGAAACCAAGTGTGCTGATATTGCTGCTGTGGGTTGGGCACCAAGTGTAGAGGCTCAAATCATCAAGTCAACAGGTGAACCTCGTGCAACTAATGTTATAGGTTTGGCAGGGGATCGTAAAGCGCTAACACTGAAAGATATGCTTAAGGTAAAAAACGCCTTAATGCGAATGAATGTAGATGGCTTAGGTGGTAAATTGTGTATGTTGGCAACACCTGATGCTTACACTGATTTGTTGGGAATCGACAAATTTGTTGATTACAACTTAACGGGTAATACTTCTAAGTTGGAGAAAGGTATTATTGGTCACCTTTTAGGTATCGATATCTACTACCGAAGCACCGATGAAGGTCATATTGGTCTGTTATACACCAATGACGCTACTCCTGTTAAAAAGGATACCGAAGCAAAAATAGCTTCAACAGATCGTCCTGGTAACTTGTTCTGGAATGACAAAATGGTTGGACGTGCAGAAGGAAAATTAAAAGCGATTGTGAACGAAAATGCACCTGGTTATATGGGTGGTACCATTTTGGAAGCACAAGTTCGTTTTGGAGCTTCACATGGTCGCGAAGATCAAAAAGGTGTTATTGCCTTAGTTGAAGATAACGCATAAAACGCAAAACCTTTAGAGTTGTGATAGGCTGCCCCGTATTTCTCCCTTAGAAAGCGAGGCAGCCATTTTCCAAAACCATCCCCAAAAATAGCTTGCAAATGTCAAGAGACCTTAACCAATTGCACCCGGTAACAATGCAAAAAGCCTTACAGGTTATTAACCAATGTAAAGCCAATGGCGTTGATATTTTAGTTTACAACACCCTTAGAACTTTGGAAGAGCAAGCCAAGTTTTACCGTCAAGGTAGATCGTGGAGTGTGATAAAAGTGAAGTGTATTAACCTTAGAAATGCTGGTTACGGATACTTGGCTGATGTTATTGAGAGAGTTGGTCCACAAAAAGGCACAAAAAAATTAACCAATGCGGCACCAGGAGAAAGCTGGCACAATTTGGCTTATGCATTCGATGCGGTTCCGCTAATAGGAAAAGACCCGGCTTGGAGTTACAAAGGTAACGAGAGGCTATGGGATGTTTATGGGAATGCTTGCAAATGGTTCGGCTTAACCTGGGGCGGCGATTGGAATTTTAAAGATTACCCACACGCTCAGGAGCACAGCGAAACCAATCCTTTAAATGTGTATGGTCCCGAAGCTTTGCACAAGCTTTTAGAAGAAAGGGGACTATTATGAAACCCGATATTGATTGGTGGACGATAGCTTACATTTCGGGTGCTGGTGTTATTATTTGGTGGGGCTTTCGCCGATTAATTAAAAGGTTCGATTCATTAATTGAAGCTGTAAAGAAAATGGATAAAACAATGGTTTTATCGAACTACAGAATTAAGAGCCTTGAAGACAATCAAAGAATACACAACCGCCGAATTAACAAGCTAACCGACAGAGTTACCAAATTGGAATTAAATAAGAAATAAATACCCTTTAAAGCATGTTTAAATTTCTGAAAAAGATAGACCCACAAAAGGCATTCGATACTGTTGCAAGCGGAATCGATAAGGCTTTTTATACTAAAGAAGAGCAATCGGACGATGCAAAAGCAGCTTGGGCTGGTTGGTTCGAATGGTATAAAAACACCTTGGACGAGTCGAGTATCAGAAGTATTACCAGGCGAATTCTTGCCGTGATGTTTTCAAGTGTATTTCTAGTGCTTTTTATTGCCGCAGCTGTGTTCTATAAGTTCGATAAAGAATACGCTTTATTCTTGTTTGAATTGGCTAAGGAACTCGGGGTTTATGTAGGGGGAATCATGCTCTTTTATTTTGGATACTACGGAATTAAAAACATAGTACAAACCAGTAAAAAACAAAAAAAATGAAAAAATTCATCTGCTTTTTAATGCTTTTCATGGTGGCATTTATAACACCCATGATGACCATGGCTGAGACTGTGGCAAATGCAGCTGTTGAAACTTCAACGAGTATCGACATTGGCTCTTATTTTACAAGCTTAACCGGGCTCGTTTCTTTGGTAATTTTGGTTACCCAATTTTTAAAGAAATTGATAAAAACCGAGGGCTTAAAAACTCAAATTTTATCGTGGATAGTTTCTGTTGTGCTAGCGGTGGTCGGGTATTTCCTACAGCTTGGAATTTTTATCGACTTAGCCTGGTACTGGATTTTAATTTATGCGGTGTCAGCCGGACTTATTGCAAATGGTATAGCCACCAAGCAAGTAGTCGAGGCTATACTCAGTTTGTTTAAACCTAAACTTCAATAAGTATGGCAAATACTGGAATTATTGATGGTGGGGATATCATTCTATCTGTTGAGCAATCAACACCGGGAACTTTTTTAGCAATTGGTCATTCAACCAGTTGCAAGATATCCACCTCCACTTCGTTTAGAGAACGGAGAACGAAAGATACCAACGGCAAGGAGCGTGCCCCCGATGAGACGGATACGCAAATTTCTGTTGAATCTCTAACCTTATACGACGGTTATTCTTATTTCGACCTGAAAGAGAAGCAACTTGCAAAGGAGCAAGTGAATTTGAAGTATTCACCAAAAGCTGAAGAGGCTGGCGATAAGTATGAAGAAGGAATTTTCTTTATTGAATCGTTGGAAAGAAATGATGCTGTTGCTGAAGACTCTTCAATGAGTGTCACTTTCTCACAAAAAGAAACGCCGGAAATTAAAACAGTTTCTGCTTAAAATCTAATAAATAATCGAAAAGGCAGGCTGCACTGCCTGCCTTTTTTTAAACAACTTGAATATTATGGAATCACAACCTAAAACAACAATAGAATACAATGGTGAAACTTATCCGTTTTACCGAACCAATCGCGGAATGTTCAATTTTGAAAATTCCGGATACTCAATTGAAGATATCACAAAGGGGAAACAGTCGGCTATGCTGGCTCAAATTTATCACCAACTAAAGGACTGTGCAAAACGTGCAGATATGGAATTTAAAGCATCGTTCGCTCAATTTATTGACAATTCTGAACCCGATGTTTTTGAGGTGTTTTCAAGACTCAAGCAAGAGGCAGATAAGCTAAAAAAGGCAAAGGGGAACCCGGCAGAGAACTAAGCCTAACCGAAACAATGGGCATTGCAATTGGGCAAATGGGGTTAGACTTGGAGACATACCTAAGCCTAACCCCATTTGAGTTTCAAGAGGTTTATAAATCCTTTACCGAAAAAACGGTATCGGACAGAGAGTGGGAAGAAATAAAAGATATGCGGGTAGCAAGGTGGCAGGTGTTCAGAACGCTTTGTCCGCCCCAACAAAAAAAAGTAAGTGTTTATGATCTTGTTGAATTGCCAGGCGACAAGGAAATAAAAGAAAGAATTAAAGCTAAAGAGCAAGCACAAACACAAGGGAGTACTCCTGAGCGATATGAGGAATTAAAAGAAAAGTGGAACGATGAGCGATAAGGTTTACAAGTACGTACTCGATTTTAAAGCTAAAACCGACAAGTTTTCTAAAGACGTTGGAGGTATAAAGGGAATGCTAAAAGGCGCGGCTGTTGCAGCTGCCGCCATGTTTGCTGTGGATAAAATAATGGATGCAGCTGCTGCTGTTGCCGACTATGCAAAAGAGATATCGGGTGTTCGTTCCGAAATTCAAAAGTTAAGCGGCTTACAAGATGCAGCTTTAGATCAGGCTACGGGTCAAGCTCAAGCACTTGCAAAGGGTTATCAAGTTGATATTACCGAAGCTATTCAAGCCAGCAATGCGATGATGAATACTTTCGGTGCTACTTCGGGTGATGCTTTTGATGTTTTGAACAAAGGTTTTGCTACAACTGCCAATAGTAACGGCGATTTTTTAAAGCAGGTAAAAGAATATTCAACCCATTTCGATGAAGCTGGACTTAGCGCTTCAGAAATGGTTGCCATAATTGCCGAGGGCAATAAAATGGGGGTTTTCGATGATAAAACAGCCGATTCGATTAAAGAGGGTTCGATCCGCCTAAGGGAAATGACTAAAAGTACTAAGGATGCTCTCGCTGGTATTGGTTTAAGTTCTACTCAAATTCAAAAAGATATTTCAACGGGTGCAAAAAGCATGTTCGATGTAATGCAAGATGTTAGTAAGCAGCTCAAAACATTACCGGAACAAAGCCCGGCTGTGGGTGCTGCTCTTGCTGATATTTTTGGTGGTCCTGGTGAAGATGGTATACAATTCATTCGAACTCTTGGCGACATCAATACCAATTTAGATACTGTTGTTTCGAAAGCTGGTGAAGCCTCGGCAGCACAAATTGCTTGGACTGAAGAAATGGCAGAATTTCATACCGTAGGTGCTCAGGTGTTTGGTGGTACTGGTGAAATGATTACCAAGGTGAAAACGGTTTTCATGAGTTGGATAAATGATGGCATTAAGGGGCTCGTTGATATTACCAATTACTTTATCGATTTGTATAACGAATCAATGGTGTTTCGTGGTGCAGTTGAATACATAAAACTAGCATTTAATCAACTTTGGGAAGGCATAAAAGTGCCATTTAAATTGATATGGAATAATTTGAAAGCCATTGGAGGTGCAATTAAGGGCATTTTTACGTTTGATGTTGGAGCAATTAAAGAAGCATTTAGTAAAGGTCTTGACGGTGCGGTTGATATCGTTAAGGATTATGGAAAAAACAGCGCAGAAAACTTCATGGAGGCGTATAAGAATACGTTAACTCCTACAGAAAAAATAAAATTAATATCGCTAAGCGATGATGCAGCCGAGGCTGCCGGGGTGCAAACAGGTAAGAAATTTGCTAAGGGGATTGCTAAAGGTGTTGATGCAGGTAAAACTCCTGAGAAAATGAGTTTTAATCCGTACTTAGGAGGCGATGAAGAAATAGACGATGATTTATTTGATACTTCGACCGCAGAAGGTAGAGCAAATACATATAGTGCGGCATTGGGTAATTTAGACAAGCAATTGCAAAAATCATCAGAGTGGAATAAGGTTTTTGGGAATAGTTTTCAGGCTACTAATGATGAAATAGAACTTACCAAGCAGGCAATTGAATCTCTTATTGAAGATGGTTTTAAAGTTTCTGATCCTGCAATTCAAAAATTAAAGGAAGATTTAGAAGAGCTTAATTCTGTTCAATACAAATTAACGGGAGGAGTTTTAGCATTTGCAAATAGTTTAGAAGCAATGTCAGAACAGGGGGCTGAATCATTTCAGGAAATGGGGGTGGCTATAGCTAATACTGTTAGAGATATTATCAAAGCTTTAATTGCGCAAGGTGTTGCTGGTGCTGTTTCAAACGCATTAAAAGATGCTCCATGGCCTATAGGTTTAATTGCTGCTCCATTAGCAGCAACAGCAGCCACTACTCTTTTTAATAGTGTTATTCCAGCCTTCGCCACTGGGGGAGTGATTTCAGGTCCTACTGTCGGTTTAGTTGGTGAGTATCCAAATGCGGTGAATAATCCTGAGTGGATAGGTAAGCGCTCCGACATGTTGGGCGATATGAAAACTGCAGTTTCCGAAACTGGAGGCGGCGGTGGTAACTTCTCATTCAGATTTGAAGATGGTGCCCTGGTTGCTTATCTGGAACACCAAAACAGAAAAGTGGGAGGATTTGCATAATGGCTACACACAGATTGCGCTTTAATGGTGAATGGCAAGATAAAAATGGTGGCATGTCGCGTTTCGAAATTTACGAGCGCGATTTTGTTGGTGCCCACGAGGAAATGGAAATGAGAGAAGATCCTCTTACTTTGGAACGTGCTACTCTTAGCAACAAGTTTCAACCCTCAATTGGTTCGGGTGTTGAGCTACGAGTAACCGCAGCCTACGACGGACAATACGCACATTTATACACCAAGGATAAGCAAAAGTTTAAAGCACTATTTTATAAAAATGATCAGTTGATTTGGTCGGGCTATTTAAATAGTGAAGTATACAGCGAGCAATTTGACAGGAATAAAGATTACCCGGTAACCCTTCAATTTAACGATGGCTTTGCAGTTATGGAACGCATCCCTTTTAAGGATGAAAATGGCAATGCTTACACCGACTTGAAAACAGCATGGGAAATTATATGGATTATCCTGGATAAACTTGATATCAATTTTCAATATGTGTATTTGGGATTGGATACTTTCGAGGATAGCATGAACACGCTTACAAGTCCTTTTCATCAAATGAAATTGGATTGCAACAACTACTACGACGAGCAAGGCGAAGCTCTTAATTGTCGTGAAGTTCTTGACGCGATAGTTCGCACCCAGCGAGCTATTTGTTTTCAGAATGAAAGCTGCTTTAATATCGTTAGTGTGCCACTGCTTACTGACAGTTATGAGCGTAGAAGATACACGAGCGAGGCATCGGCACAGGTGTTGCAAACGGTTAATCCTGTTCTTACCATTCCTACACAAGCCGATTGGTACGCAAGCGATCAGAATATCGATACCGTTGGAGGATACAGCCGTGCTACTTTAAAGTATTCGCCTTATGCCCCGGAGCAAGTTATTGAAAGTTCTGATTTTGATGATGCAGATACTTGGGAAGGTGAGCACGAATGGGATGATGTTGGTGACTTTTTTGAACTGAAAGGTGTAACCGGAGTTAAAGGCTGGAAGTTTTTAAACGGTGCATCCTTTTCGGGCACAAAAGAAGAGGAAGTGGAGGAAAACGAAGTGTATTTTAAATTGCCATTTGAGAATGTATCGGGCGAAGTTGTGCTAATTGAAAATGACGAAACAGGACCATTGGTGACAGGAGTTGCCCAGCAAGGTTTTAAAGTGAGTTTTGATATTTATGCAGCTACAAAAAACAATGAATTCGACACCGACGAGGAGTCGAAAAAGGTTTTTGATATCCGTGGGTATTTTAATATCGAAATTGATGGCAAACGCCCCGATGGTTTTTCGGCTGATCCGTGGACTTGGTCGGTTAATTCGAGTCTTGAATATTTTAAGACCTCCAAAACTTCGAACATTGCCGATAGTTGGCAAACGGTTGAAGTGATGATACCAGGGAATTGCCCTCATGGTAGAATAAAGCTACAGATACTAAAACAATTTGTTGCTTATAAGGATAACAACCGAACACCTGTTGATAGTGGTGCTATTGATAATATTCGAATTCGAAACATAGAAATTGAAGCGGTTGATATTACTCGCTATGTATCGCAAAGTGGTCGTAAATCGTTCAATTTTGTTGCTGCTGATTATTCTGACATTGAAATAGTGGCAGAAATTGATGACGATTGGATAAACGAGGCAGAAACTGTTGAAATGATACATGGCGACAGTAAGGAAAACAATTGTACCGATAAAGGAGGAATTCATCTGCTTGATAACAGCTTTACAAGTTCGTGGCGAGTTTTGGGTGATACCGAAAGCCACGAAATTACAACACTTATACTTCGGGCTTTTGAAAGTAATTATCGCGACAGCCTTAAAAAACTAATGGGCACACTCGAATCCCCGAATTTCTTTAATGGCAATGGTCAAAACATCGATGGAATATTAAGCTTTCATTCGGTGCTGATTTACCCGAGTACTTCGCTTGGTAGTAAAAAACTAATGTGCATGGGCGGCACTTATAATGATAAAAGACAAACATTAAACGGCACTTGGTTAGAGGTTTTAGAGGATGACTTAACGATTAACAGCTTGTAATATGACTACTCTCAACATACAGAAAAGAAAGATTTTTAAGCGTAGGCGCGACGGACAGGTGGCGCAGGGAGACTCTCTTGCTGTGTCGGTTAGTTCGAGCAGTTCGAGTTCGGGAACTGGTGAATTTAACCCGGCTGTTTTGCAAGATTACGCTAAAAAGGTTGATGTTCCGGTGGCAAGTCAAAAGCCACTTCTCGACGCTCTTTCTGTTGAAGCTGGTTACATTAAATATCAAGCTGCCGCCCTTTCCATTAACAATGCCGATAAATTGGGTGGTGTTGTTGCATCGGCTTATTGGAAAAAAGCAGAGCTTGTAAACGATTCCCTTTACCTTAAAGTTGGTAACGATAAAATTAAAGCTGGTTATGCTGATTTAGCTAACAATTCGGACAGACTTGGAAATGTTTTAGCTGCAAATTATGCTCGAAAAGATACTGCTAATATCTATCAGTATGCCCAAACTATTAACGCCGACCTCTACATTAATGGAAACATTATACAAAACGGCTCAGCATACGAAACACACGCCGAGCATTTAAATGTAGAAAGCAATTTAATGCAATTAAATGTAGGCGAACCGGGCAGCCAAATTACAGGCGTTATTCCTGGTACCTCAATTGCTTTTTCAGGAATTGAAATTAACCGTGGCTCTGCTGATCCTTATTACATGGGTGTGGTTGAAGGTGCAAAGCCATTATTAAAGCTTGGTAAAAAAGATAGCTTGGAGGCTATTGCTACTCGTGAAGATAGTCCTGTTGATGGTGGCGTAATGATTTGGAACAATACCAATAAGTTGTTGCAGGCAACCAAGGATTTAAATGTTACAAGTATTACAACCTCTTTGTATGGGAATACAGCCAATTGGAAAGAGGCGTATAATTGGGGAAATCATAAAGCTTACAATAATCAACAATATTTAGGCGCTGGATATAACAGTGGCGGACCAGAAAAACCCAATTGGTTCGGATCTGGAAAACTACAACTCCAAATGCTTAGGGGTAATAATGGGGATAATCTAAATGCCCCTGACCTTTGGTATGATGTGCTGTGGATGAGTTCGTATACTGGCGGTGATGTAAAAAAATCTAACGCTTTAGTTTTTTCAAAATACACACATAAAGTTGGTTTTTCGCAACAAAATTATGACGCTGATAATTGGGGTACATTTTATGAATTCTACCATACAGGTAACGCTGATAAAGATACTATTGATTGGCAAGGGCGTGATTTAAAAGCACATAGAAATTTATTTGCTTTAGGGAATTCTGATTTACAAGGCAATGTAGATATACATGGATATGTCGGCTCACCCGATTACGCCTCAGGCTTAACAGGTTCAGATTGGCGAATAACTAAATCAGGTTCTGCAGAGTTAGATGAACTTGAAATCAGAAAAGGCTTAACAGTTCATGAGTTAATTGTAGCTCGTGAGCGTTCTGTTAATGGAGGTATAATTACCAGCGTAGCAAACGGAACGGTTAAGAGTGTTGATGAGAATATTATCACTTTAAAAGGGCAATACAATTCTTTCGTTGTTGGTGATCGTGTAAGATTACAGCAGTGGGAATCGGGAACCCGATATATGGAAGCCGAGGTTACTGCCGTTAATGGCATGACAATTACGCTTGGTAATTATATCAATTCAACTCGACCACTACCAAATGAAGATCTTGTGCAATGGGGTCACGTTTCTGATGTTTCTCGCCAAAACTTCCTTTATCAAACTGCAAGAGGCACCAATGCAGGTTATTTTGCTGTTATGGCTGGGGTAAATAGTTCAAGCCTTACAGATAAGCAAGTGTTGAGAATGGGTAATCTAGGCGGTTACTCAAATGATGGATATGGTATTGCTTCGAAATATGGTGGAAAAACTTATTTCGAATTGAGCAATACTCACAAGTCAATTGCAGGTATTCTTTTTGATCATGAAAAATTAACAGCTGGAAATATTCAAATCAAGAAAACGGGCGATGTCATTAACACTGCAACTGGCACACCTTACGCATTTTATAACTCAGGAGATTTTACTTTAGGTAAAGGTCAGCTGGTTTACGATGTTGCTACAAATCAATTAACCTTTGGTTCAGGTGTTACCTTAACATGGGATCAAATAACGGATACGAACTCAATAACAACTGGCATTTCTAACGCCCAAAATTCAGCGGATAACGCTTATGACTTAGCGGATGAAGCAAACGACTTAGCCGCTACAAAAATAACTAGCGAACAGGCTACGACTATTACACAAAATACGGTTACAGCTCCGTTTATCTCAACCTTAAATCTTAAAGTAGGTAGTGAGATTGCCATGGGTGAGAATGCTACAATTTCTTGGAATAAAGTAACCGATACTGAGAATGTTGAAAATAAGAATGATGCAATATTAAGATCAAGAATTGGAACAGGTTTACTCTTATCTGCTGATCCTGAATTTAAAAAAGGTTATAATTCTACATCTAGTTATGATTGGAATGGAAATATAACATATACTAGAGGGATTAGGAGCTCTGACAATCCAACTACCAGTAATTACGAAATGACAATTAGCAGTGACGGGAGTAGTGCCCCTGGTGGTGGTGGATTTACATTTGAAACACAATCGCGTCCAAACGCTGAGTTCATCACAAAAATAATTGCAAAAATACCAATTGGAAAAACAATTTATTGGACAACTAATAATATAGGGGAAGGTGGATATTATGAATGGTTGTCACCACAAGAAGGGACGGGAAAATTTGAAGAGTATGTGTGCTATGTAAAATGTGGAGTTGGTGGCAGTTTTAGTGTAACGAACTACTTCTATATAGTAGAGAGTGGTGCTGTTACTTGGAGAGTATCTTACGGTGGGGTATACGATGTCACATCGAGTAATAATATTACAGAAATTACCAACACCACCTTATCAACAACCGATATCTTAGCACAAAACCTCCAAGTTGGTGCTGCGAATGTGTCAGGGCAATTAACGGCTGCATATATTGATGCTGGTAAAATCAATTCGGGTTACATAAACACAAACAGATTAGAAGCCTTAAGCATAACAGGCGATAAAATTGCAGCCGGAACAATTACAACCACCAAGTTGGCAGCTAATACCATTACCGCCGAGAAAATTGCAACAGGAACCATAACCGCTGACAAATTAGCAGCTAATGTACTAACCGCTCAATACATTAATTTTGACGGGGCGACAGGTACAAATATGAATATATCCGGGAAAATAACCGCTACAATTTCCGGGCTTGTTACTACTGTGCTAGATGGTGCTAACATATATGAGAGTGCTCAAGATAATCAAGGCATTCCTTTAGGAATTAATATGATAGGTTATCAGGCAGGGCAATCAGTTTATAGAGTAACGCAAATAGGCAATGGTAGAGGTAAAGCTTTACTAACCTGTGTTGGTGATGCCGATGAAGTTAGAGTAGATGCCAATATTTTTAATGTGGAGCACGCGATAAATGTAGCTGGCGTTGCAACTTTAAGTAATGGGCTAATTCTTGCGGGCGGTGCTGTAGTTACCGGAGCTGTATCTGCATCTACCAATTTTGTTGAGAATGGGGAGCTGTTATCGAATAAATATGCGGCGAAATATTCTCTTAATGATTACCTACTAAAAACAGGCGGTACAATTACCGAAAACTTAACGGTGAACAAACAATTGTATGGGCGAATATTAGTAGGCGGTGGTTATACTGTTCTGTCATCGACACATTGGGCAGGTAGCGAGTTGGGGGCTACTCAATTGTCAATGTCAGCTACCTCGGGCAATACAGTTGTTTACAGTTCGTATTATATCGATTTTACAGCCTCGGGAACGTTTTATATAAAGTTGCCTACTACATCGTCGGTAACTACAGGTACTGAAATAAGCTTTGGTACGGCTGGCAAGAATTTGGCATTTGTGGCAAATGTTAATAGTAAACTTAGGTGGGATAGTGATACAAAAAGAAGCACCGGAACTTTAACTATTGCCGACGAAAATGAGTGGATAACATGGGTGATGCATGGCGGTTGTTGGAATAGAAAATATCAAGCAAACGAATAATCAATTATAAATTTTTTAAAAAATCAGACACATGAAAACGACTAAAGGTAAATTATTTGAATTACAAGAGGGCTTTGACCAAGTAAGCAATTTAAGAGGGGCGAAATTTGTTTATGCCGCCGCTAAGAATAAGCGCAAAGTTGATGCTGAATGTGAAGATATCAGCAAGGCAATAGCTCCTACTGAGGAGTATGTCCCGGTACAGGAAAAAGAGCGTGAGTTGGTAATGACTCATTGCTTGAAAGATGCGGAAGGAAATCCGGTACCAAATAACCAGGGAAATCTATTTGTGCCTGCAAAAAACGACAAGGCATATAAAGCGGATCGTGAGAAATTAAAGGCTGAGCACAAAGAGATTTTTGAAAAGCGCGATAAGCAAACAAAGGACTACGAGGAGCTTTTAAAGGGCGAGATTGAAATTGAATTGCACATGATAAAAGAGGAGGATTTACCGGAAGATATTACAGCCGGGCAATTAGCTGGTATCATGGATATGGTTGAGTAGTATTATTGGGGGCAATAAAAGCCCCCGACTCTTATCTACAGAAGTTCTCACGCAAGCTGTAGAAAAGTAAAGGTGCCAAAACACCACGACGAGGGCAAGTTCCTTCGACGGTGTTTTGGCACCTTTATTTTTGCGTGAGAGTGACAAAAATAGGATGAATAAGAATAAAAACAAAGCAATGAAGAGAAATTACACACAAGCCCCGTTGCCTTTTCAGGGGCAAAAAAGACGGTTTATAAAGCTGTTTAAACAGTATTTAAATGAATTTGAAAATGATACAGTTTTTGTTGATTTATTTGGAGGTAGTGGTCTGTTGAGCCATACCGCCAAACAGGTACATCCAAAGGCAAAGGTGATATATAATGATTTTGACAACTACCGGGAGCGATTGGCGGCAGTTGATATCACCAATGCAATATTAAGCATGCTCCGGGAGGTGCTAAAAGATTGTCCGGCTGATAAGCGTATTGTTGGAGCACCCAAAGAGCGAGTGCTTGAAATATTACGACAAGCTGACAAGGAAGGATATGTGGATTGGATAACCTTATCATCGTCGCTTATGTTCTCGATGAATTACGGCACGTGCTTACAAGATTTTGAAAGCTCAAGTCTTTACAACTCGGTGAGGCAAAGCAATTATGTAACCGATGGTTATTTGGACGGTGTTGAGGTCGTAAGCCTCGATTACAAGCAGTTATTTAATTTGTGTAAGGATATGTCGAAGGTGGTGTTTTTCGTCGATCCTCCTTACCTAAGCACCGATAGCAGCACATACAATAGCGACGGTTACTGGAAGTTAAAAGACTATTTAGATGTATTGCAAGTGGTGCATGGTCAGGATTATTTCTACTTCACATCAAACAAGTCGCAAATTGTGGAGCTGTGTGAGTGGATTAGTACGGTATCAGCACAGGCAAATCCGTTTGCTAATGCAGAGCGTGTGGCGGTTAATACTTCAACCAATCACAATGCAAAGTATGTTGATATCATGTATTTTTATAAAGGGAAGTAAAGGGGCTTAGTGCCCCTTTTGTTTTTATGTGTGCGTGTGTTTTTCAATGCACAATTTGATTTATATTTGTGTACATTTTGTTTTGGCGGTTATATAAAATGCTCTCTTGAAATATGACCATATTCATGTGATATAAGAAATAACTCAGCTCCCTCCAAGAGTAGCTGCCCAAATCTTGCTCCAGTACCTTTAGGAATCTCGGGGACTTGTCTATCAATAAAACTACAATAAATCCCTTCAATTTCTTGAGATTCACCTTTGAAAATTTGCACTGTATCTATGAATCTAAGAAAAATATCAGAAAAAGTATTTTGAATATCTTCATCAAGGATTTTTTCCAATATTAAATCGTAATTAGTAGATACAGAGTCATTCTTATATGTTAATAAGCCCGCAATTAAATTACTTAAATGAGCCAGAAGCCTTAGAAGTCCTCTATCCAGAGCTATTAGATAATCATCCTTAGAAGCTTCAATTACAGTTGCATTAAGAACATAGCC